GGGCTAACGTGTCGGTGTGCTGGTTGCCGGGGCTGTGGAATTATCTTCGGCAGTACGAGTGGGAGTATGGGCTGCCGCGGCCGGAAGCGTACATCGTGCACTACGCAGGGCGGGCGAAGCGGGGAAAGTTGCGCGCAATCGATTATATCGCAACCAAGTACGAGTGGTACAAGGCAATGGAGGTGGTAAGTGGCTGACACGGGGTCGCAATCGATCACGCGGTGCATGACGAAACGTGATGCCGCGGACTGGCGGAGAGGGATTGACGCCGCGTACCAACGACTGGTGCGCGAGGCGGATGGCCAGCGTACACGGCGACAGGCGCAAGGGGAGGGGTTGACGGGGCCAGTGCGGGATCCCGATCGCGTGACGCATTGGGTGGAACGCAGGACCGGGAACGGGTGCACGGAATGGAGTCGGATTGAGGGTTCGCCGATGATCCCGAGGAGGTGACGCATGGACGACGGCACAGGACAGGCGATCGATCTCGTGGTACCGCTGGGCAGCGGCAGCACGCACGGGGATCTGGAGCTGCGGTATTTGCTGCGGAGTGCGGAAAAGCATTTCGCGGCGCTGGGCAAGGTCTGGATTGTGGGAGAGTGTCCCGAGTGGCTGGACACAGCCCAGGCCCGGCACATCGCGATGCCAGACGCGCACGCGGACAACAAGGATGCGAACCTCATCGAGAAGATATTGCGCGTCTGCGCGGAGCCGGAGTTGTCGGGCGAGTTTGTGCGGGCCAGTGACGATCAGGTGTTTTGGGCGCCGGTGGTGGCCGGCGATCTGCTGCCGGTGCGAGGGGAGCGGCTGGCCGCGCACACCTGGAAGTGGTTTCTGCAAGACCGGTGGCACAAGCGGATGCTGAACACTGTTCGGGCGTTGGCCGGGGCAGGCATCGCAGATGCCCGGAACTTCGATACGCACATGCCGGTGCTGTATAGCAAGACCCTCTTTGCCCGGGTCATGGAGACGTTCGCACCGGAGTGGAGAGTGCCGCCAGGCTGTTGCGTCAATACGCTGTATTTCAACGAGGCTCAGCAGGACCGGTTCAACGCTCGGGGGTATGGCGAGCTCAAGGTCTCATTCGAGGACTCGGTGCTGTGCATGCTGCCGCACGAGGTACGACAGCAGATCAAGGCAGCGGGGCCGGATGTCAGGTTTTTGGGCTACAACGAGACGGGCTTCAGCGACGGACTGCGGGAGGTGTTGGAGCGGGCGTTTCCGAACCCCTCGAAGTACGAGAGGCACGGCAGGTAATGGAGCGGGTCGAAGTCACAATTCCGGTGGTGGCGGCGACATTCGATCCCTTGCTCGCTGCGCGCCAGCGGGTCGTGGTGCTGGAGGGGTCTGCCAGGTCGGGCAAGACCTGGGCCATCATCCAGGTCTTGATCTGCCGGGCGCTGGAGAAGCCGAGGCGGATCTTCGCCGGCCGGCACGACGGCACCACCTGTGACACCAGCGTGATCCCCGACTTCCAGGAGGTGATGCAGCAGATGCAGGTCTGGGATCCCGGGCGCTGGAACAAGCAGCGGAAGAGGTACGAGTTCGGCAACGGCAGCGTCTGGGAGTTCGGGGGCACCAAAGACCCGCAGAAAGTGCACGGGCGCGGGCAGGATATTTGCTGGCTCAATGAGGCGATGGAGATTCCCGCAGACACGTACACCCAGCTCGCAATCAGGACCCCCGAGCAGATCATTCTGGACTTCAACCCGAGCTTCAGCCAACACTGGGTGTTTTCGCGGGTGCTCACGCAGGCCGCGAGCGAGGTGCTGCATATCCACTCGACGTATCGCGACAACCCGTTTTTGTCCCGCGCGCAAGTAGAGGAAATCGAGAAGCTGGAGCCCACGCCCGAAAACAGGGCCAGGGGTACGGCGGACCCGTGGAAGTGGCAGGTGTACGGGCTGGGGATGCGGGGTCGGCCGGAGGGGGCGGTCTTCAAGCTCTACGAGCTGACCGACGATTGGCCCGAGGCCCTGTATTGCGCGCGGGCCGGGTACGGGCTCGACTTCGGGTTCTCCGCGGATCCGGCTGCGGTAATCGAGTGCCGGGTGCAAAATGATCTGCTGTACATGCGCGAGCTGGTCTACGAAACCGGGCTGTTGACCAGCCGGAGCGTGAGCGATGCGCGGGTGCCGAGTCTGGAGCAGCGCATGGAGGAGGCGGAGGTGGACCGGGCGCGCAAGGTGTACGCCGACTCGGCCCGCCCGGAGGGGATCCGGGAGCTGCAATTAGCGGGGTATAACGTGTGGCCGGGACACAAGGCGCCGGATAGCGTGCAGGCGGGTATCTCGCTGCTGCAGGGCCGTCGGCTGATGGTGTTCCGGGGCAGTCACAATCTGCAGATTGAGTTGGAAAACTACACGTGGGACCGGCGGGCGGATGGGACGTGGCTGGACAGGCCCGTGGACCGGTTCAATCACTTGCTGGACGGTGCGCGATATTGGGCATTGGGTGAGCTGCGCGGGGATCGGCCCGGGGGGAGCCGCCGGACGCAGCCCCGCACTGCGCTGACGCGCCGCGTCAGAGCCTAGAGGAGCAAGCAGATGGGTGTGCACTGTTGGCGCGAGGAGCGCGAAGAGGTACTGGCAGAGATCTGGGGGCTCATGCGCGAGGCGCAACGGTGGGAGTGGCTGCTGCCGTTCCGCACGAGCTGGCAAAAGTGCCGCTGGATCGCGTACGCGCAGCGTAGCTGGTTTTTCCCGATGTTCGAGGGGCGGCGGTTTGGTGGGTATGTCATGGTTTCCAATATCGCCGACGGGTGGGGCGAAATCCATTTTGGGGTGCTGCCGTGGGTGGGGCCGTTCCTGATCCGGGCCGGAGCGCGGAAGATCTTCAACACCCTGTCGGCACGGTTGACCGGGGTCGAGGCGTATATACCCACGGACAGGCCGCAGGTGGCGCGGTTGGCGCGCCTGTTGGGGTTTGAGAACGTCCAGCCGACCGTGTGGCGAAAGGTGTTGTGATGGGTGGCAGTAGTTCCAGATCGCCGGCATTGCCGGATCCACCGCCTCCGGCGCCTCCAGTGACCGAAGAGGACGATGAGGTGCGGGCCGCGTACGACAGGGAGCGCCGGCGCATTTCTCGGCTGCAGGGCCGCGAGAGTACCTTGCTGGTGTCGCCCTTGGACGATCAGGGCAAAACCCGGCTGGGGGATTGACGACCGCGATGCAAGAGCTGGCCGACAGATTATTGCGACAGCACGAGTCGCTGCGAGCGGAACGTGCCCCGCGCGATCAGGTCTGTGAGGATACTGCACGGTATTGCCTGCCGGAGCAGAGCAGCGTGGCCGCCACTACGCCCTCGACCGATTCAGTGGAGGGGGAGGTGGACCGCCCGCTGGACGCGATCGGGACGATCTGTGCGCAGAAGCTCGCCAGCGGGCTGTTCAGCAATTCGATCAGTCTGGAGCGTGAGTGGTTCGCGTATTCGACCGTGGACGAGAAACTTGGCCGGCAGCGGTCGGTTGCCGAATGGCTGCACGAGGCGAGTCGGATTGCCTGGCAAGCCTTGCGGGCCGGAAATTTTCAGAGCGTCATTCAGGAAGCGTTGATTGCCTATCCGGTGTTTGGGCGGGCGGTGGTGTTCGAGCGGTTCGACGACGAGGCCCGGCGGATTGTCTTTCAGCAGTTTGCCCCTGCCGATGTGTGGTTTTCGGAGACGAGCGAGCAGGAGATAGACCGGGTGTATCGGCGCTTTTTCCTGACCTCCGAAGCCGCGTATGCGCGCTATGGCACGGCTGCCAGCGAAACGATTCGGCGAGAAGCGGACGGGGAGCAAGCACTGACCAGGCACGAGTTCGTGCACGTGGTCGAGCCCCGCGAGGTGCGTGACCGGAACCGGCAGGACAACTTGAATATGAAGCTGGCGGGGTACGAGGTCGACGTGGAGGCCCGCCAAGTGTGTCTCGAGGACGGGTACGAGGTGATGCCCTACCAGATTCCACGGTTCTGGCGCTGGCACGATCGGTACGGCACGGGACCGGCCGAGGCCGCGTTGCCTGATCTGCGGGAGATTCAGACCGCGTGTTTCGACCTCTCCCACGCGGTCGAAATGACGACGCTGCCGCCGCTCTTTGTTCCGGACAGCGAGAGCAGCCGCAATATCGATCTGCGGCCAGGGGCGGTCAACTACTACGATCCCGCGGGCGGAGCCCCGAGCGAATACAAATCCGGGGCGGACGTGCGCCAGACGGTGGGCTACATCGAAGCCAAAAAGGCCCAG